ATCAATATTCAGCATTAATAATTCCTTAGATTTCTGTCTGTAATTAAGATGGTTAACATCTCATTTACTTACAGAATCTTTGTAATTATTAATGTAATTAACTATTCCTTTAAAAATAGGATAATTCCTTAATTCATTTGGATCTTCTAAATTATAGATTGTTTTATTCTCTATAACCTTAGAAGCCAAATTATTCAAGGAAGTCATACTATTTTTGACGGAACCTCCCATTCCCTGAGCCACAACATCATCATATGTACTATGAATTAATTGTTCATCAGGGATCATGAATTGTTCATTTTTAATATTTAAACATAATAACTCTCTAAGAGAGTCATATGTTAAATATCCAAATGAATAATCCAATGATTTATGGAAGGTATAGATCTTCATCTTAAATCTTGAATTATTGAATTTCTTCGATAATTTAAGACTTAAGCCTTTGTAAAGAGAAGATAATATACATGGAAGATTCTTGGTAGAACCTAGGTAATTTCCCTTGACTTTGTAAAAGTCATAGAGGTTTACCATTACTATGAATGGATTCTCGATATTTTCGACAATTCCATTCATTGGTAATCCAGTAAATTCTCTCCCTTTACAGAATCATCTTTTAGCAAACTCATATGTATCTTTAGATACATGTGTTTTACTATCAGATAATTCAACACCTAGATAATTCATTCATTTCATATAAGTCCTTGCGACTTTATCGTTTTTTATGACGATATCATCTCCAAGGATTATATAATCTGAAAAATTATCTATACCATTTAATTTAGCACATCAGTGCAGAACTAAATGGTGTGTAAGTGTAAAGGCAGCTCAGGAAGAATATGAACCCATTGGTTGTCCAGTTCTATATTGAACTAGATTTCCCTCTGGTGTTTCAAATTTCCTATCAGATAGAATAAAACTTCATCCATCGGCGACCTCTTTAGATATTGCTATCTCAAGAAGTCTCCTTTGGAGAGAAATTGGAAATCTATCTGTTGCTGATGACAGGTCTATAGATCAAAACATATTTCCATCGTCCTTTCATTCATTTAAAGGACTCTGAGTATAAGTCCTATCACATGGAAGATTTTGAAGTTTATTCATAATCTTTTCATGTATAGGTTTAAGAAATAATTGTGTATAGTAATCTACTATAGCAACTATTCTTAACTTACACTCAGGATCATAAATAAATGAAAGTTTACCCAATTTTTGCGAAGGAAAATCTTTTTCCCAAGCATAATTGTATTGACTTTGGAAATAATCAATACCTGATTGGTCTGTTATTTTAAATAAAGAGGCCATCAAATCATAACTATAAGACAATAAAGAACTGTAAGCAGTTTTTGTTGCCTTACCATTTGGACCAGCCTTATTTGATAAATAGATATTCTTTATATCAAATTTTGGTTTTTCCATATGTAAGTTATAATTTGATACGAATTCTTTAATAAAACCAGTGGGAATAGTTTTATCTATTCTTCCCGGTTTTGTTATAGAATCGTAATCAGGTTTGATTTTTAGTTTTTCTTTTCCTTCAGCTTTTAAGGTTCTTGATAAACAAAGAATAGTCATTAAAAACTTTCTTTGTTCTAAAGAACCTTTGGCTAAAGGTTTAAGAAAAGCTAATTGTTTTGGTCATCCATCAGTATCTAAACCTATCTTTAATTTATTAAATAATAATGGAGATCCACACATGTACCTGGTACAGTGTAATCTACATTGTTTTAAATACTTCACGGTTTTTATCAAACCTTGTGTATTTAATAATTTATTTAATAATTTAAAGTATGGGTTAAGATAGTCTAAAGTATTAATAGTTGGAAATACAATAGAACATAGCTTAACTGTTATGTTATATAATTGTTTTTTCATTATTTTTATTTTAGATTGATGTATGATGTTTAATCCTCATTATACGTCTATGGTGGAGGAATACCCCCCAGTAGCTAACTGGAGAAAGTCCTTTAGATTCTTGAAGAAGAATGGGGACTAAAAATTACCAAATCTCTACCTAAGAGATTTTCCGGGTACATGTATAATAATA